CCAGATGAGCTCCTTGCAAGGGTGGTTGAAGTTGAGCTTGAGCTTGTTGGAGGAGGAGGTGATGGACTCCCCGCCGGTGAACTGGAGCACATCAATGAGGTACTCGTGGGACACCTGGGCGAACTTGCGGCGCTCATCCGTGTCGAGGTAGATGTAGTCGATGTACAGGGAGGCTGCGGCCAGGCCAGTCTGGGCGACACGGTTGCGGATAGAGTGGGGGTCCGAGCCCGTGCCCTTGTCCCAGCAGAGGTTGTTGAGGGAGTTGAACTCGAGGTTGAAACGAACCTCGTGGTACTGGAGAGCGATGAGGGGCAGAGACAGACCAGGGTTGCGGCAGAACCAGAACTGAAGAGGCACATACAGGGTGTACATGGGCGTGCAGCTGCCGACCTCCTCCGAGGTGTTGGGCGCACCACCATTGCAAGGATTGTCGCAAGCAGACCCGCCGGCCACGATGAGGTTGGTCAGCTGAGGAACGTTACCCACCATCATGGCATAACCAGCCTGCTTGCCGGCCTCCTGGGTGAGCTCGTTCCAGATGTGGAGCCAGTCACCATAGTGCTTGTCGATACGCTGGCCGCCAATCTCGAGCTCGACGTAGCCGATCAAGTTCTCACCCACCCAGTTGAGCCATCTGAACTGACCGTTGGAGCCGTCCGTCGCGGCATTGACGACCACCTGAGGGAGAGTGGCCTGGAGGTAGACACGGTGGATCAAGTCGCCGTTGCGCTGAACCGTGCAAGTCACCTTCTTGCCAAAGTTAGGAGCACCGTTGAAAGGGTTCTCGATGGACTCCATCGCAAAGTTGGTGTAGCGACGGTAGATCACCTTAAAAAAAGTGATCTGTGGGTTACCCGTAAGGTAAACGTCTTGTGCGCCATAGGCAACGAGCTGCATCAAACCACCACCTGTCATTTATATACCTGGACTTGACAAAAAAAAATGGAAATGACAATTTTCGAAACGCGTTTTTTAAAACATTAGAAGCATTTAAACAATCGATCTTTTAACAGATAGTGCGGGTGTATGTCCGAACCATCAGCCACCAAATCCAAACCTTCCAAGTCGTCTCATCCGGAGACTAGGACCACGCTCGATGCGCTTCACGGTCAAAAAATAAATGAAATCGTGAACTGTAAAAAGAATATATCCGTTTACAAGCAACAAATAGGTGAATTGAAAGAGAAGATCAAACAATCCACCCTTGATACGGAGATATGGTCCCTTGAGCAGCAGCTCGAGCGCCTCCAGAAAAAGGTCGACAACGTTGAACATGACGGTGAACTAATGGATTATTACCTTCGAACGGGTAATATTCTATTTGATTACTACGACGTCCAGGAAAAGATCCAAAAAGGTGGAAACGTGTCAAATCCCGCACCCAAGGCCAAACCGGGAAGTATCCTGGCTATCCTGAGTGATATTCAGAGGGAGGAGGGTGGAGGGCTTAAAGGTGCTTTAAGCCCCCCCGCGAAGGGCGAAAAGATGCTCCAGCGAAATGAGTTGCTCAACAAGTATCTCTTGATTGAGGACCCTCATTCTGCTCGAACAGACATGGCGGACGAGGATGAATGGACACGATGCGATGGTTGTGGGGCGGATATGATCATGTGTATGAATGAGGCGACCATGACCTGTAAGTCGTGCGGTAACAAGGAATTCATTCTGATTGATAGTGATAAGCCATCCTACAAAGATCCTCCGAGAGAATTATCATATTATGCCTATAAGAAAATTAATCATTTTAACGAATGGCTTGCGCAGTTTCAGGCAAAGGAGAGCACTGAAATTCCGGCAGGCATTTATGATCAGATTCTGCTTCAGCTCAAGAAGGAGCGCATTATCAACTTTGCTACGCTTAAGCGCACCAAGCTGCGTGAAATTCTGAGGCACATGGGCGAGACAAAGTACTATGAGCACATTCCTCATATTATCAATCGTCTGTCGGGCCAGAATGCCCCCTTTATGAGTCGCGAAGACGAAGAGAAGTTGAGGCACATGTTTCGCGAAATACAGCCGGCCTTTAAGAAGCACATTCCAAAGGGACGCCGCAACTTTTTGTCATACGGCTACATTTTATACAAGTTCTGTGAATTACTCGAAATGGATGAGCATTTGGCATGCTTTCCGTTGTTAAAAAACAGAGACAAGTTGTACATTCAGGATCAGGCATGGAAGGGAATCTGTTCGGATATGCAATGGCAGTTTATTCGGACTGTATAGTAGAATGGGCAAACATACTCGACGAAAGCACATGGGTAAAACCAAGAGGTCTAAGAATCACCCTGCGAATACAACGACAATGACAACACCTACATCCTCAGGACAAATGTCGTTTCGTAATATGGTCGCTCATCGAATTGCGCTGGCTAAGACCAAGCCCTCATCCTCTTCCTCTTCTTCCGCTTCGTCTTCATCCTCCACTGCTGCCATAATTCACAAGACGCCCATGGGTCAGGAATTCGAATATGTGGGCCGTGTTCATATACCCAAGCCTAAGGGAGGGGCCACAAGGAGACGTTCTCGATCCTAAGCTCACAGTTAATCACAGTCAATCACAGTCAATCACAGTCACCTATATTTGTTAACGATAAATAACAAATATATAGTATTATGACAAGTAACGTTTTTATGCGTTTCCATTCTTATAGACGCGCAACATGTGTTGCTTTGCGCCCCCCTGAAAATGAAAGGTGAGGGCGCGTATCCTCCTATTCGTCTTTGCGTCGGTGATGTAGAAATGATCCCCCTCTTTTTCAATATTCTTCATGTTTCCCTTCATCTTATACGTCTCTGTACCGTCGTATCCAACTGCTATATTAATGTTATGGTCAAACGTACAGGGTGTACCATCTATGTCGATGACTTGATTTAGATCAAATACATCAATGAGTTTTTCGGATGAGAGTAAATAATACAGGGTCATATCACAAATCCCCCCTCCCGCATTATTTTCACGATGCCAGCGAACCTTGGGCTCGATCAGGTGAAATTTGGTCTTTGTTAAATAAATATCAAAGCATAATTGTATGAATTTATTACAGAACTCCATGGTTAAAAGACCATTATGAATACAGCCCACCATACCAAAAGGGTTATTACTCTGCTCGAGACTGTACGCGATGGAGTGCGTCTTACGAATCAATGGCAGAACCTTGTCCAATCGTTCTAGCATGATACAGTCACTATCTACATGAAAGATCGCATTGAGACCCTTCAATTCCATGAGCCTCTTCATGTAAAAAACACGCGCAAAACAAAGAAATTCATAGGACGCAGAATTCGTCGAATAATTGGAAAAACATTTTTGAAATTCTACCAGCTCATTTGAATTCAATGTGTGTATATTACAGTGTTCAACGTTCGATATATCTGCGACCTGCTTATTATTGGCATCGCCTATCACGATGACATGGTTATATCTTGCGTTTAACAGTACGCAACTCGTAAAATAAGGCTGTATACCTATATGTAGCACGACGATGGGTACTGGTGTTTCCATATGTGTGATTGTGTATGTAATACATATACACTTTAGGTTGTCTGAATAAAGGCCGGTTCTTCGTGTGTCATAGTCGCACATTCGTTCAAGACAACGTCATTCTTGGGTGGTTGAGATGCCGCCCATTTTGCTCGAATCTCTTCCATGCGCTTTTCCTCCGCAACCCGCCTCGCCTTTTCGTCCTTTGGAATTCGTACAACCTTGTAATCGTAATGATCGTCGAATCCATCGAGCTCTTCGTGGATGAAGCTAAAATGACCATCGGGGTGATCCGCAAAGAGACAGCCTCCTGATTGTATTCTGCTCGCATCATGGTGCTTGATGGCGACCTCGATGTGCCCTCCCTCCTTTTCGAACTTTTCAATGACGGGAAGCGCATTTGAAAACACACGTTGGTAGGGGGTCTTGTCTTCTGCTCGCAGCAAACGCTCAAACATATCTAGGATGGTCGCATCCTTATCCTTGTTGAACTGAATGAAGATGTCGTCCAGAATACATTTATAGGTATAGACTGTCTTCATTTGTTGTCGATGGAGTTTGAAGCGAGCCGCCTCATACATGCGATCGAGGGCTGCCTCGTCCTGTTTGTGTTGTGTGTTCAGACGCTCGATAAAACGATCAAAGACCACCGTCATACGCTCTCGCGGGTTTGTGATTAAATCGACGAGTTCGGTCATTCTGCGATTCTGTGTTACGTGTCAGTTACAGCTTAGGTTGTTAGTCACCTACCGTTTGTTTTTAGGAATCAATTGCTGAAGGGTGGCAATAGCGTTTACAGCAGTAATAGTGCTTGGGATAGATGATTGTTTTACAGGTTCAGGAACGGTGACCGTGTTTACAGCGGGGAGTAACGGTTGTTTCATGGGTTCAAGGGTGACAGGAGGAGTAGCAGCAGGACTCGTTATTAAGGATATTAGTTGTACATCGGGTGATTTATATATGACGGTATGTTCCATATCGCCACAAATTTCGGGAATCACAAAGTTAGGCGTATTATTGAATTTATTGTAGCAAGCTGTGCGTATGTGCTCAGGAATCTGTGCGTTTCCAGAAAGACTCACTTGATTAATGTCTTGGCGTATGGATTGTAGAAAGGTTTGACAGTCCTTTCGAGAGGCGGGAGGGAGAGCTAATTCACCCTCGATCTTTCGGTGAATGACGCTCCATGAGATAGAATACTGGTGAAATTTGGTTGCCATGGTCGCATATGCCATTTTTTCCTGGATCATGTTTAATATGCTGATGACAATGGTCAGAGACCCGAATACCCAGGACAACTGAAACCCATTGATTACCTGGTTGCCGGCGATAATATTGGACAGTCCTGCGATAGCGGCAACCACATTGGATGCGATGACGAGCCTCTTCGCCTTTTTATCGTAATCAGCATAGGCCTCAGTATGCATCCATTCAAAACATTTGGCCTCATCACACCATTTGGCGAGCATTGTTTCAAT